CAGAAAGTCGGCTCATTATTGAACCTGACCTTACATCCTTGGTGTAAGCATTCAAACTGGCAATTAACTGTTGTCGCGCAGCGGCTCGTGGATATTACCGGCATTGGCGCTGATGAATTATTCCCTCGCGCGCTTTACACCATCACAAGGCCGACGGCGGCCGTCGAGACGTCATCAGAGCGGTTTGTATCACTTGCTGCGGCGGAGCGGATCGGTTTACCGCCAGCTCAAGACATAGCACTAGATCATCAGGACATGCGAGATGCGTTGTCGCGCGCATTGCATCGGCTGACTCCGAGGGAAGAGAAGGTGATCCGAATGCAGTTCGGGTTAGACAACGACGGCGAAGAGGTGGCAGTTCGCGACATTGCCGACTTGATACAGGTCACGCCTGTGAGAGTACGCCAAATCTCAGAAAAGGCGATCCGTAAGTTGCGTGTTCGTATGCCTCCTGTTTTCGACTGGCAGCGATAATGGCGCGTGTCTCACTGCCGTTCGATCAACAGTGCCGGATGGCTGGCTTACCTGTGCCGACGCCTGAATATCTGTTTGCGCGGTCCATGAAGCGGCGCTGGCGGTTCGATTGGGCGTTCGTCGAGCAACAGGTCGCGGTCGAGGTCGAGGGCGGCGCGTTTATGGTCGGCGGCGGACGGCATACGAGAGGCGCTGGCTACGTGCGCGATCTTGAGAAGTACAACCACGCGACGATCCTGGGCTGGCGTGTGCTCAGGGTGACACCGCAACAGGTGGTGAATGGAGCCGCGCTGACGCTGGTGGATCGCATTCTTCGACCGAGGGCCGCATGAATTACACAGAGTTCCTGGCATCTAAACGTAGGGTATACACCGGCCGCGGTATTCACTCCGCGTCACTACCGAATCAGTTACACACATGGCAGCGGTCCATTGTGCAGTGGGCACTGCGTAAGGGTCGCGCCGCCATCTTCGCGGACTGCGGACTCGGAAAGACATTCATGCAGGTCGCGTGGGCTGCGGCGTTGCCGTGCCGGACATTAATCCTGGCGCCGCTATGCGTCGCCGAGCAGACCGTGCGGGAAGCGGCAAAGTTGGGCGTGGTCGTGAAATACGCACTCAACCATGACGACGCTGGCGACGCGGCAATCGTCATTACGAACTATGAGCGGATTGAGAAGTTCATCGTGTCCGACTTCGGCGCGGTTGTGCTGGACGAGTCCAGCATCCTGAAATCGTTCGATGGAAAGACGCGCACGCGGCTGATCGAGGCATTCAAAGAGACGCCGTATCGGCTCTGTTGCACAGCGACGCCCAGCCCGAATGACATAGCGGAACTTGGGAACCATGCCGAGTTTCTCGGGTTATGCACGAGGCCGGAATTTCTAGCGACATGGTTTATCCATGACGACGCCGGATGGCGGATGAAGGGCCACGCCGTGACGCCATTCTACCGATGGCTTGCATCCTGGGCGGTCGCGCTCAGGTCGCCGTCAGATCTAGGCTACGACGGCGCTGGCTACACACTACCTGCACTCAGGATTCACGACGCCGTTGTGGGGGAGGATGCGCCTATAGACGGCGTGCTGTTCTCAGAACTGGCGCTCAAGGGCGTCGGTGGTCGCATTCGCGCGCGGAAAGCATCAGTGGAGAGTCGCGTGAAAGAAGCGGCGCGACTGGCATCAGGCGATGGTCAGTGGATCGTGTGGTGTGGGCTGAATAGCGAGAGCGACGCCGTAACGGATCTGGTCGATGGCGCTGTCAATGTGCAGGGCACCGACACGCACGCTGATAAGTCAGGCGCCGTTGAAGCGTTCATTTGCGGGGATGTGCGCGTGCTTGTCACGAAGCCCAAGATTCTCGGGTTCGGGATGAACTTCCAACACTGTCACCAGATGGTGTTTTTAGGGCTGTCAGACAGCTATGAAACTTACTACCAATGCGTTCGACGGTCATGGCGATACGGCCAGGCTCGCCAGGTGGATGCATATGTGGTGGTATCCCCGGCTGAGCGAGCGGTTGTGGAAAACGTTCGACGCAAAGAGGCGCACGCGGATGCGCTTACACAGAACCTACTACAGCATGTCGCTGAATTCGAGAAGGAGGAATTAGTCGCATGAGTTTCGAGACATCAAGCCCTATCATGCGTGGCGACGGATGGGCCATCGTGAACGGAGACTGCGTTGAAGAGTTAGGCCGTGTCGCAGAGAACACGGTCGATCTGTCGGTATATTCACCGCCGTTTCTAAGCCTTTACACATACACGGCGAGCGAGCGTGACATTGGAAACTGTGCCACGCCGGAAGAGTTCTTTGGGCATCTCGGGTTCGTGATTCGCGGCCTGCTATTGGCCACGAAACCTGGGCGCCTGACGTGTGTCCATGTGGCGCAGGTGCCAGCGATGCTCGGGCGCGACGGCTACATCGGCATGAAGGACTTCCGAGGGCAGACCATCGCGGCCTATGAGTCGAATGGCTGGATCTATCACGGCGAAGTGTGCATCGATAAAGACCCTCAAGCGCAGGCGATCCGCACAAAGAGTAAGTCGCTGTTGTTTGTGCAGCTACGAAAGGATGCGTCATGGATGCGGCCCGCGCTGGCGGACTACATCCTGGTATTCCGTAAACCAGGCGAGAACGCCATCCCGATTCAGCCCGACATCACTAATGAGGAATGGATCGAATGGGCGCGGCCCATCTGGTACGGCATCCGCGAGAGCGATACGTTGCAGGTAGCCGAGGCGCGTGACAATGAGGACGAGCGGCACATCTGCCCGTTGCAACTCGGCACCATTGAGCGGTGTATTCGCCTATGGAGCAATCCAGGCGATCTCGTGGTGTCACCATTCGCAGGCATAGGGTCAGAGGGTTACGAGTCGGTGCGCCTGGGGCGGCGTTTTCTCGGGTTCGAGCTGAAGCCGAGTTACTACCGCGTCGGCGTGCGGAATCTGCAATCCGCGCAGACCTTAAAGGCGCAACAGTCGCTGTTCTCGGCGGTGTCATGAATCGCTTCCCGCTCGTCCGCATTAGTGCGGGCCGGTGCTGCCAGCGGTGCCGCGTGCGTCCCATGAAGCCTCTGTCGCGTCGGCGCTACTGCGCGCGGTGTTCTCAGGATCGGCCGAGTCGGCCGGTCAAGAAGGCGGGATGAGCGATCCGGCAACCGGCGGCTACGAGTGCCACGGTCGACTGAAAGCCGTGCGCTATGAGGGCGACGACGAAATCATCGCGTGGCTGTGCCTGCGGTGCGGCGTGTGGCGCGACGCGCTGCCGTCGTCCGATCTGCGTCGTGCGGCGGTCGAGCAGACGATGACGGCGCTGCTGGCATGTGGCGCGTGGACTCGAGAAGCGGTGGAGTCAAGTCAAGCATGAAGATTCATCCAGTGGCGGAGTTGTTTCCGATGCTTGCGGCGTCGGAACTAAACGAGATGGCAGAGAGCATCCGCAAGGAAGGTCTGCTCAATCCCTGCGTGCGGCAAGGTGATGTTTTGCTGGACGGGCGGAACCGCTTGGTGGCGTGCAAGCTGGCTGGCGTGGAGCCAAGGTTCATCGAGTACACGGGCGACAGCCCGGTCGCGTTCATCATCGGCGTCAACCTCGCGCGGCGGCACTTGGACAAGAACCAGAAGATCGCGCTCGCGCTGGAGATCGAGCCGCACTTCGCGGAGGAGGCGAGGAAGAGGCAAGGAACGCGGACGGACATTGTGGAACATTGTCCCACGAAGTTTGAACGTTCCCGCGACCAAGCCGCAGCCGCCGTGGGCGTGTCTGGCAAGCTGGTAAGCGCGGCAAAGGCAATCAAGGAAGCCGACCCGGTGCGATTTGAGAAGGTCAAGCAGGGCACGCTGTCCGTCGCCAAGGCCAAGAAGGAAATCAAGGCCGAGCAGGACAAGCGCGACCTGGCCGAGGCGCAGAAGAAGATCAGCGCGGACGCGCGGCGCAAGATCGAAAGCGTCTGCGACCTGCGCGTGTGCTCCTGCGCGGAACTGTTCGCCAGTGGCATCAAACCGGACGCCGTGATTACCGACCCGCCGTATCCGCAAGAGTTCCTGTCGGTGTTCACCGAGTTGGCCGAAGGATGCAAGGCAGCAGGCGTCCCGCTCGTGGCGGTT